TCAGAACTTGGATTTATCAAAGATATTCCAGTTATATTGAATTCTGTCTCTAATGTTATTGAGCATGAAGGCAACTTTGACGCTGTTCGCTTTGTATCTTGGACACTATCATTCACGATGAAAGCATACTACTACGGTCCAATCAGCACACCTAAGATCATCCGTAAGGTCATTGCTAACATCAATAACGATCCATCACTTCAGTCCGGATATATTACAAGAGTAAATTTGGATCAAGGTAATGCAGGAACATTCAAGATAGATGATATTGCTTATCAAGGTGATACATATGAAACAGCAAAAGCATATGGAGTAATTCAAAAATGGAATCCTGATACAGGTAAACTTACCATGGTAGGTGTACAAGGTCAATTTACAATCGATAGTGACATAAAAGCTGTATCATCTAACGCTAACTATAATCTAGCCAGCTTTGAGATTACACCATTGAAACTTGCTACGATTACGGTTGAACCTGATCCTATCAATGCACAACCAGACGATGATTATGGATATAGTATAGACATTAAGGAATGGCCTGACACCGAATGAGCAAAACAGACAAAGCATTAAGCGAAGCACTTGGTATTGAAAATGCAGTGGAAATCATACCACCAAAGCAAGTAGAAATCATCAATACACCACACGAAGATGATGATATCAAAGCAGACTACAATCTATCGCGCAGGACATTTAGGTCGCTGATAGACAAAGGTAATGCTGCTATGGAAAATCTGACTGATCTGGCTAAGGAATCAGAAAGCCCTCGCGCGTATGAAGTCCTTGCTACCATGATGCGAACCATCGCTGATACCACGAAGGATCTTTACGATTTACAAAAGAAAACAAAAGACTTGAAGGGAGAGGATAAAAAGGAACAGCCAAATGTTACAGTGGAAAAAGCTGTGTTTGTCGGTTCACCTTCCGATTTGTTGAAAAAGATTAAGGAAGAGCAAAAGTCAAGTGAGTAAAGGTTATAACAATAATCCGAATCTCCCGCGCGAAGACTTTATGCACGCCTTCACTCAGGCTGAACTGGACGAGTTTATCAAGTGTTCACAAGATCCTGTATACTTTGCTTGCACATATATGCGTATCATCAACGTTGACCGCGGTCTTATGCCATTTGAGATGTGGGACTTTCAGCAGGATATGCTTAGATCGTTTCATGAGAATAGATTCAATATCTGCAAACTTCCCCGTCAGGTCGGTAAGACTACAACCAGTGTTGCATTTTTGCTACACTTCATTCTGTTCAATGAGAATGTTAATATAGCCATTCTTGCTAACAAGTCCGCAACAGCAAGAGAAATCATGGGCAGACTTCAGCTTGCGTTTGAGTATCTACCAAGATTTCTACAGCAGGGCGTCAAAGAGTGGAACAAAGGTTCTATTGAACTTGCTAATGGCTCTCGCGCTGTCGCTGATTCCACTTCTGGTTCATCTGTTCGTGGTAGATCGTTCAATGTTATCTTTCTGGACGAATTCGCGTTCGTTCCAAACAACATCGCAGAAGCGTTCTTCATGTCTACATATCCTACCATCTCATCTGGTAAGACAACCAAGGTTATCATCGTTTCTACACCTAACGGTCTGAATCTGTTCTATCGTATGTGGATTGAAGCACAAGAACAGCGCAGTCTATATAAACCAATTGAAATTCACTGGAGCATGGTACCAGGTAGAGACGAAGAGTGGAAAGAAGAGACTATTAGGAATACATCTCCAGATCAGTTCCGTCAAGAATTTGAATGTGAATTCATTGGTTCGACAAATACACTTATTCATCCTGTCAAGCTTCGTTCGCTTGTATGGCACAATCCTATTCGTCAAGAAGGCAAACTGGATATCTACAAAGATCCTGTACCGGGCAGAACTTACACAATGACAGTGGACGTGGCCGAGGGGCAGGGGCTAGACTATTCGACGTTCTCAGTTATAGACGTTACCGAGATACCATATCGTCTGGTTGCAAAATACAGGAACAATCAGATTTCACCACTGCTGTTTCCTACCATCATAGTACAAACAGCGAAGCTGTACAATGAAGCTTTCGTGTTGGTAGAAATTAACTCTATTGGTCTACAGGTTTCAGATATTATTCATCATGAACTGGCTTATGAGAATCTTATCAAGATCGAAATGAAGGGTAAGCAGGGTCAGCAGCAAACACCCGGTTTTAAGAAGAAGATAGCATACGGTCTTAAGACCACCAATCAGTCTAAGATGATCGGATGTACGAATCTAAAAACGCTCATTGAGAACGACAAGTTGATAATCAATGACGCTCAGATGATTACCGAGTTGACTACGTTCTCAGCAGACAAGAAGACGTTCAAGGCTGAAGAAGGCAACAATGATGACTTGGTAATGACGCTGGTACACTTCGGCTGGTTATCTGCACAGAAGTATTTCCGTGAAAATATCAATAATGACATTCGCAAAGTACTTCAGCAAGAGCAGTTCAATCTGATGGATCAGGACATTGTTCCTGTCGGTATCATAGATAATGGAATAGATGATCCGTTGGAAAAAAATTTTGATAAAGACTTGTGGACGGATGACAGACGAAAACTATATCCATTTGATGATTTAAACTGGCTTTCCAAGCTATAAATACTCGTTTTTCTAAATACTACAAGAAAAGATTATAAACTTTTTCTTTAGAGGAGAATACAAATGGCATTTCAATTGTCACCAGGCGTAAATGTCTCTGAAATTGACTTAACAACTATTGTTCCTGCTGTAGGTACTACAGAAGGTGCATATGTTGGTCGATTCCAGTGGGGTCCAATCAACGAAATAACTACTATTGGTAACGAAATTGAGTTGGTATCAACATTCGGTAAGCCTGACGCTAACACATATCTTGATTTCTTTACAGCGGCCAACTTCCTAGCTTACGCTCGTAACTTAAAGCTTGTTCGTGCTGCTAATACATCTATCGCTAATAATGCGACTTCTGGTTCACAAAATATATTGATCAAAAATAACGATGATTATGTTACAAACTATCTAGACTTGTCTGCTAATGGTCTATCTGGTATGTTTGCAGCTAGATATGCTGGTGAACTAGGAAACTCACTTAAAGTTTCTATCTATGCTAACACAATCAATACAATTACAACAGCATGGAATGCAGCAACATGGTCATATGCTCCAGAGTTTGATGGTCCTCCAAGTACATCAATATATGCAACTAATGTTAATGGTAAAAATGACGAAATGCACGTTATTGTTATTGACGAAGACGGTGCGTTTTCAGGAAGAGCAAACACAATTCTTGAAAAGTTCTCATTCTTATCAAAGGCATCAGATGCTAAGAATGATGATGGTTCATCAAACTACTATGTAAATGCAATCAATGATCGTTCACAATACATTTATATCTTAAATAAAGCATTAGATGCAAACGGTGATGTTGATACCTTAACATGGGGTTCAGCAGCAGCAAATGTAACATTTACACAAAATTCAGCATCATATACATCATCACTATCTGGTGGTCAAACAGGTGCTGTTTCAGATGCAAATCGTATTACATCTTATGATCTATTTTCAAATGCAGACGAAGTTGACATTTCACTTGTAATGACAGGTGCTGCAAATTCATCAGTAGTTCAACACGTTATCGATAACATTGCTTTATCTCGTAAAGACTGCGTAGCATTCTTGTCACCAGCATTTAGTGATGTTGTTAATCAGTCTGGACTAGAAGCAAACAATGCCATTGATTATAGAAACTCAAGCATTGCTCGTTCAACTTCATACGCTGTAATGGATTCATCTTGGAAGTATCAGTTTGACAAGTATAACAACGTATATCGTTGGGTTCCATGTAACGGTGACGTTGCTGGTCTATGCGTAAGAACAGACTTTGAGCGCGATCCATGGTATTCACCAGCTGGTTTCAATCGTGGTCAATTAAAGAATGTTGTAAAGCTTTCTTACAATCCAGATAAAGCAGATCGTGACGAACTATATAAGAACGGTATCAATCCAATCGTTACATTCCGTGGCGAAGGAACAGTACTGTTCGGCGATAAAACTTTGCAGGCTAAACCTTCAGCTTTTGATCGTATCAACGTTCGCAGACTGTTCATTGTTCTTGAAAAGGCTATTGCAAGAGCAGCTAAGTATTCACTATTCGAATTCAACGATGCTTTTACACGCGCTCAGTTTGTTGCTCTTGTAGAGCCATTCCTGAGAGATGTGCAGGGTCGTCGCGGTATCTTTGACTTCCGCGTTGTTTGCGACGAAACAAACAATACTCCAGAAGTTATCGACCGTAACGAATTTGTCGGTGATATTTACATCAAGCCAGCACGTTCAATCAACTTCATTCAGTTGAACTTCATAGCTGTTAGAACTGGCGTTGCCTTCGATGAAATCGTCGGCAGATTCTAATAAATATCACAGATAAGGAGTAACTAAAAATGGCATTTAATATTCAGGATTTCAGATCACAGATGGCACTAGACGGTGCCCGCTACAATCTGTTTGAATGCACTATGACATTTCCTGGTTCTGTTGTAACAAACGTGAATGGCATCTCTGAAAAGTTTACTTTCATGTGCCATTCCGGTCAAATTCCTGGTTCTACAGTGAATCCAATTCCTGTAAACTACTTTGGCCGTGAACTTAAGTTCGCAGGCAATAGAACATTCCCAGAATGGACTGTCACAATTTGGAATGATGAAGATTTTAGACTTAGAAATGCTTTTGAGAACTGGATGAATGGTTTGAACTCACACAGAACAAACCTAAGAAATCCAAATCTTGTTAACAGCTTTGAGTATCAGCAAGACGGATACGTAAAGCAGTATAGCAAGACAGGCGAAGTTCTAAAGGCATACAAGTTCATTGGATTGTTTCCAATTGACGTTTCAGCTATTGACTTGGATTGGGGTTCTAATGACGCAATTCAAGAATATGCTGTTACATTCTCGTATCAGTGGTGGGAAACTCTCAGTGGCGATCAAAGCGCCACTCAGAACGAACTCGTAATTTAAGTCTTATAAATGATTAGGGGGAAGAGAAATCTTCCCCTTAACTAGAATCGGAGTATTTGATGGTCCAGCTTTTTGGCTTTGAGATTAGCCGCAAGAGAAAACAAGAAGAAGTAGAAGATAATAAAACGTTTGCCCTGCCACAAAACGATGACGGGGCCGTAACTATTCAATCTGGTGCTTATTATGGCACCTATGTTGATCTTGATGGTGTAGTTAGAAACGAAATCGAGTTAATCACTCGGTATCGTGAAATGGCAATGCAACCAGAATTGGAAACTGCTATTGATGAAATCGTTAATGAAGCCATTGTCAATGATGATACTGATACTGGTGTTGACATAGACACAGATGAATTAAAACAAGCAGATAAAATTAAGAAAGCAATCCGTGAAGAATTTGATATTATGCTCAAGTTGCTAAACTTTGGCAACATGGGACATGAAATTTTTCGTCGCTGGTACATAGACGGAAGACTGTTCTATCATATCATATTAGATGAAAAAAATCCAAGAAACGGTATCAAAGAATTAAGATATATTGATCCTCGTCGTATTCGTAAAGTTCGTGAGGTTCAAAAAACAAGAGATCCCCGTTCTGGTATTGAACTAATCAAAAAGGTAAATGAGTATTATCTTTATAATGAACGAGGTATTATTGGCACACATTCCAATCTAGGCGCAAAGATTGCTACAGATTCTATCGTAAACGTCAATTCAGGTTTGATGGATAGTAAAAGAGCAATGGTTCTTTCATATCTACACAAAGCAATCAAACCACTTAATCAGCTTAGAATGGTGGAAGACGCAACTGTTATCTATCGTCTCTCACGCGCACCCGAACGCCGTATCTTCTACATTGACGTTGGTAATATGCCAACAATCAAGGCCGAACAGTATTTAAAAGATGTTATGACCAAGTATCGTAACAAGCTGGTATATGATAGCAATACTGGTGAAATCAAAGATGATCGTAAGCATCTCTCCATGCTTGAAGACTTCTGGTTACCTCGTCGTGAAGGTGGTAAAGGAACAGAAATTACAACTCTTCCTGGTGGACAAAACCTAGGCGAAATGGAAGATGTTAAGTATTTCGAAAAGAAGCTTTACAAGGCACTTGGTGTTCCTGTTGGTCGTTTAGAACAGCAACCGGGTGGTGGTATTTTAGGACGATCAACAGAAATTACACGCGATGAATTGAAATTTACAAAGTTTATTCAGCGTCTCCGTAACAAATTTTCCACTCTGTTTGATGATCTTCTTCGTATTCAATTAGTAACAAAAGGTATTTGTACAGAAGAAGAATGGAAAGAATTCAAAGAAGATATTTGGTATGACTTCAAGAAAGATAACAACTTCACAGAACTAAAAGAAGCTGAACTTATCCAAAATCGTATTCAAACACTTCAGTTAGTGGATCCATATGTTGGACGTTATTATTCCATGGAATGGGTACGTAAAAACATATTGATGATGGATGATGATGAAATTGAAGAGATGAAAGCCCAGATAGAAGAAGAGCAAGCATCTCTTGCACCTAGTGTAGCTGCACCACCAGATATGGCAGGTAATCCGTTACCTATTCAACCAAATGTGCCACCGCCTACACCACTACAATCTATGAATGCTGCTAAACAGGATATAGCACCACCTATTGAAGATGGTTCAACTAAACTACAAGAAAATCCTTTATTTGATAAGAGACAAATGAGATTTATCAATGATAGTTTGGAGATTGTGAAGTAATGTTGAAGTATGGTGATTTTCTTACTGAAAATCTTGCAGCCAATGTTGTAGCTGAACCTAGTTCAGAGGCAGCATCAGAAGCAAAAAAACTTGGATTGACATATCTTGGTTTTGGTCGTTATGCTGACGAAACAGGCAGAGTTGCATACACTGTAGTACGTAACAGACTTGTTCCATTCAAGCATGCCGAGCAACTACAAAAGATGGTTGATAGGGCGACCAATGGATCAATCAATGATCCAGAACAAGAAGCGGTATTACAGAAACATTTGAAAATATCAAGAGATGTAAAAGATAGTGATATTCGCGCTCTCACACAGACATATAAAGACATAGTAAGAAACGAAAAAGAGTTCAAAAAGGTTTACAATCCAGCTAACTTTGCGCCTGAAGAGATTTCAGCATTGCAAGCATA